TGGTACGCTTGCGTCACGCATCAAGACGCATGAGGATTGCGACAAGCCTGAAGCGGCACTATGTTGAGATGGTGTCTAGACAGTCCTCAGTCGTGTTGGTGAGCGCGTTTGGTAGGGCAACTGCTTGGCCTAAAGCCGGGTTGGAGGCGATGGTTCAATTCCATCCACCAACAATTTACAAGACAGGAGAAACAAACCTATGGCAAAAAAACCTCGTCACATTCTTGGCTACTTAAACGACCCGTCCACTTGGGATAAGGCTGCGTTTGAAACTGCCATTCGCGCAGAAGTCGAAGCCTCGACAGGAACACTCACGGCATCTGACGAACTGTTGGTTGGCGCACTGGTCATCACGGTTGACAGCCTGTTGACTGCCGAAATCAACATTCGTGAGATGGGCCATGTCACGGTCTACGGCAACAACGAAGGCGTGACAGCTTGGTTCAAGATTCGCACTGAGATGGCCGACAAGGCTATCAAGATGCTGGCTGAACTAGGTCTTGTGGCCCGTGGTCGTCCAAAGTTGAAGGCAAAAGTGAGTGATGTAGATGAGTTATTCGCCACTGCTTAACCCTGCGTTTGAGTATGCGGTAGCGGTAACTCGGGGAGACATTCAGGCGTGTGAGGATGTCAAACTAGCTTGCCAACGGTTCTTGGATATGGTCGAACGTAGGGATGCGCCTTACGAGTTTGTCCCTGCCAAAGCTGAACACATCCTCAAATTTGTCAAGTTCTGCCGCCATGTCAAAGGCCCGGATGCCGGGAAATCCATTGAGCTTCAGCCGTTTCAGGTCATGTACTTGGCGGCAATTTACGGGTTCAGGGATAGGCGTGACCACACATACCGCTATGTCACTGATGTCATTCTGTTCGTGCCTCGCAAGTCTGGTAAGACAACCATTGCGTCCATCATTGCGCTGTATGAGTTGCAGTTTGGTGATGCTGGCGCTGAAGTGTTTACTCTGGCTACTAACAGGGATCAGGCAAGCATTTGCTTTGATTCGTCCAAGGCTATCGTTGAGGCGATGAAGCCTGAGTTGGGGGCAAAGTTCATTGCCTACCGCAGCGAACTGAAGAAAGCTGGCGACTCGACATCTACCTACAGGGCGCTGTCACGGGAGAACCGTAAGACAGGTGACGGTAAAAACCCGTCTTGCGCCATGATTGACGAAGCTGCTCAGATTACTGAACGACAGTCCATTGAGGTGTTGCATTCGGGTATGGGCGCTCGTAAGAACCCCATGAGGATGTACCTCACGACTGCCAGCTTCACCAAGGAAACCAAGTTCTTTGAAGACCTTTCACACTTCCGTAGCGTTCTGCGTGGCGCTGCTCCTGATTCTTTCCGCTGGTTTGGCCTACTCTATAGCATTGATCCCGGAGACAATTGGGCTGATCCTGCGGTATGGGGCAAAGCGAACCCGATGCTTGGCGTATCTGTCACGACACAGCACATCAAGCAGATGGCTGAAGAAGCGTCTGCCAAGCCAGCAAGCCTGAACGAGTTCCTGTGCAAGCAACTGAACATCTATGTCTCGGCCAACTCGGCTTGGGTTGACCGCAGGTATTGGGATGAGTCGGTTGAGGCTATCCCTGTGGACAAGCCAGAATCGACATTTGTTGCGTTTGACTTGGCGCACACCCGTGACTTGAATGCCGTCTGTACTTTGCACAGGTACAGCGAGGAAGACTTCTTTGCCAAGTTCCAATTCTTCCTGCCGGAAGAGTCTATTGAGCTAATCCCGAACCACTACAAGAGCATTTTCTTGCAGGCCAAGGCAAGTGGCATTCTGAGACTCACTCCGGGAAACGTAACCGACCTCAATGAGATTGAGAGCTACATCAAGCAGGAATGCGAAACGCACAGCGTCAAGGAAATTGGCTATGACCCGTACAACGCTGCTGCTTTGGTGGCGAACCTGTACGCAGATGGCTTGCCAGTGAAAAAGGTGGGTCAGGGCATGGCTATGCTGTCAAACCCATCCAAAACTGCTGAACAACTCATTTTGAAGAAGGCTATTCATCACGATGGCAACCCATTTGTGGGCTGGCAGCTTGGAAACTGCGAGGTTTACACTGACGTCAACGGAAACGTGAAGGTCAGGAAGAACGAAGCCGACCCATCAGCCAAAGTTGACGGCATTATTGCGATGATTATGGCCTTGCACTGCCATTTGGATAACGTATTCGTAAGCGATTCATTTGGCTTTAGATCGCTAGAATGGTAAAGTGTGACCAAATAGGAGCGAATCATGGGTATTCTTGATGTTTTCAAGCGCAAAGATGTAAGCCAAAAAGAGGCAAATACGCTCTTTGGGCAGACCGCTTTGGGCAACAATATCGTCTATCAAGGCGATAACAAGCGTCCAACGGTCAATACTCAGATTCTCTATGTGACCACCTCCAGCGCCACTGCTGCTGGTCGCAGCGTGGATATGTCGGTGCTGAGTCGCAACAGCACAATCATGGCCTGCGTTGGCCTGAAGGCTCGTGCGTTGGCTCAGTTGCCTCTGAAGGTGGTCTGCGAGACAGAAGACGGCCAATATGTTGACGCCATTCGCTCTGACAAGGTTGGCGCTCGTGACAAGGCCAAAGCCAAGCAGGTTGCCAAGCTGTTGGGCAACCCAAACAACTTCCAGAGCAAATACGAGTTCTGGTATCAGTGGCTCATGTGGTACGAACTGTCTGGTGAAGCCTTTACTCTGTGGTGGAGGAAGGACCAGAAGAATTCAACCGAGACTCCGCTGGAAATGTACGTTTTGGACAGTACTTTGATTGCTGCTCAGATCACGCCTACCCGCTACCCGTCCTATCGCCTGTCCACACCAAGCTACGGCTTCAGCAAGGACGAGCCACTGGCCGCGCATCAGGTCATGCACTGCAAAGAGATGGCTTGGCAGGGTTCTGCTGGCTTCAACAAAGGCATTTTGGCGACTGAGTTGGTTGGCCTTGACCAAGACATTGACCTGTACGCCAACTTTGTCATGCAGAACGGCGCGAAGCCCTCGGGTATGTTTGTGACCGAGCAGGTTGTGCCTGATGGCAAATACAAAGAGGTTGCGGCTCGTCTGAAAGAGGCTTGGGCCAACATGACTGGCAGCAAAAACTCTGACCCAAGCAAGCCCGGACAAGGAATGCTGCTTGACCAAGGCATGAAGTACCAGAAGCTGGAAATGCTGAACTTGCAGGACGCTGACGCCGCTGCTTTGAAGCTGCAAACCATGAAGCGCATCTGCGGCTTGTTTGGTGTGCCTCCATCCATGATTGGCATCTCTGACAGCAAGTTCAACAACACCCAAACCCAACTGGACGAGTTCTACAAGTCAACCATGTTCCCTGTCATTGTGAACGTGCAGGAAAAGCTCAAGGGTCATTTGCTGCAAGGCTACCCAAGCCTTTGCATTGAGTTCGACACCAAGAATTTCCTGAAGGGCGCTCCTTTGGACCAGATGAACTTTGCGACTGCTGGCGTGAAGAATGGCATCATGACGCCAAACGAAGCCCGTGAGTATATGAATATGCCCCACAAAGAAGGCGCAGACGAATTGGTGAAGGATGACAAGCCAGAAGAGCCTATTGCTGGAAGTTCTCCGCAGGATACTGGCGGCGGTGGCGGCAATCAAACCAGTAAGGCTAACATCGGGTCTAAGACCTGAACAAAAATGCGTACTGATTCAAAATATCTGGTAGCATTGGCAAAACAGGTCATTAGGCCATCAATACAATTGCCCGTATCACAGGGGCAATCCCCTAAAATACAGGACAACAACCAATCCATTGCTTTAGGGGCAATCAATGAAGCAACTGAACCTTATCTGCGAAGCAAAACTGAACCTGTCCGAAAAGGCCGCAAACGGCGAACCGACAGGAAAGATTGAAGCTCGTATCACCACATGGGGCGCTCGTGAAGGCGCTGATGGTCGCAAGTTCTTCTACAAGCCAGAAGGCTTTATGGAGTGGGCAAAGCAGTTTGCCGAAGCTGGTCGTCCATTGCCCATGTTCCTGAATCACAACGCTGAATCCATGCCTGTTGGCGAATGGACTGAGTTGGAGATGGATGATGAGGGCATGAGCGCCAAGGGCCGCTTGTTCCTGAACACCACTGCTGGTTCTGACCTGTATCAAATCATGTCTGAGTCGCCCAATATGTTTGGCGGTGTTTCTGTTGGCGCTTATGCTGACGAATACCAGTGGGTCAAGGAAGATGGCACTGTTTTCCCTGCTGGCTCTGGCGAGTATTGGGATGAAGGCTACTTCCAGATCACCAAAGGTGGCCTGCGTGAGACTAGCGTTGTGATGTACCCAAACAATCCCAAGGCAGAGGTCAAAAAGCTAGAGTACTTCCGTGAAGACGGCTCTGCTGACCTCAAAGTATTGGAAGAAGCCCTGCGGGATGCAGGTCTGTCCAAGCAGATGTCGGTTGCCGCCGCATCTGTGTTCAAGACGGTAATTGAGCAGCGTGATGCTGTGAAAGCGCCTATTGAAAATGCGCCAACTCAGAGTGATTCTGATGCGGAGGCAACCGAAGCTGAAATTCTCGCTGCTCTTGAGCATCGTGAGTTTCTGAAACTCCTCGACAAACGACTGAAAGGTTAATCATGTCCAAAGAAATCATCGAAAAATTGGATGCCATCGAAGCCAAACAGGCTGAAGGCATCTCGGCTATTGAAGCCAAAATCCCCGCTGCTGTTGAAGCCGTCAAGGCCGAATTCAGCGAAATGGTTGCTGCTCTGGAAGCCAAAGTCGCCTCCGTGCAAGCTCCTGCTGTCATCAAGCCAGAAAAGACTGTTCGCGGCGATGTGAACAAGTCGGTTCGTGAGCAACTGAAATCTGTCATCAACGGCAAGTCTTCTTTCGAGAAAGAACTGAAGATTTTTGCTGACGAAGCTCAGATGGATGCGTACATGAAAGAAGCCTCTGCTTTGACCGCTGGCGGTGATGGCAAGGGTGGTCGTACTGCTTACGATCCAGTGTTTGTTGCTCTGCGTTTGGCTAACCCCTTGCGCGGCGTGTCTCGCACTGTGGCTACTGACGGCTCTAGCTATCAGTTCCGTGTCAAGACTGGCAACGCTGGCGCTCAGTGGGGCTACGGCATCCAGAACAACGGCACTCCTACAACTGAAAACACTTCCATCTGGCAAGTGGTGTTGAAGGACATTAACGTGCAGTTCCCAATCCGTACTGCGGCTTTGGACGACATTGATGGCTTGGAAGCCAACGTGGTTGACGATATGCTGGCCGAATTCGCTCAGAACGAAGCCCTGTCCATGATCGTGAACAACGACCAAAGCGGTGACGGCACTTCCGTTGCAACTGGCGGCGCTGATGGCCTGCGTGGTTTGGACCAGTACGGCGGCGCTAACAGCGTGTACGCTGGCGGTACAACTTCTACTGCTGCTTTCGGTTCGTCCGGCACTGGCTCTAGCTCTGGCCTGCACAGCTTGGCTACCTATGACCAGATCACCACCAACGGCAACACTGTTGGCGCTGCAAACATCACTTACAAAGACGTTGTGAACTTCATCTACGCACTGCCACAGCAGTACTGGACTGAAAGCGCCAAGTTCGTTGTAAGCCCTGTCTTGCTGGCCCAAATCCGTGGCTTGGTGGACGACAACGGCACCCCCGTGTTTGAGCGTATGTCCCCACTGGAAACCAACGGCATCGTTGGTCGCCTGTTGGGCTTTGATGTGGTGGTTAACAAGTACTTGGACAACCCAAGCCAGTCCACAACTGGCACTGCTGGCACAACCAGCTTGTACCCAATGTACTTTGCTGACTGGAGCCGCTTCCACACCATCGTTGACCGCCTGAACATGGTCATGCGCCGCTATGACCAGACATTGCCCGGTTTCATCACCTTCTTTGGTGAGAAGCGTTTGGCAACATCGGTGCGCGATCCTTTCGCTGGCGTTCGCTACCGTTCCACAGGCACTGCGACCTGATAAAAATGGGGGGGCTACGGCCCCTCCTTTTTGCGCCATTACTTTAGGAAATTGCCATGACCATCACTGAAAAAATCCTCGCTGGAATTAAGCAAGCCATTACTGAAGGCGGCACAGTCAACATCGACCTGAAAGAAGCCTCTGCAATCACTGGCTCTGGCTCTGGTGTGGGTGGTCGTGCAGTGTTTGATGATGCCTTTGCTACCTTGCGCTACGCAAACCCCTTCCGTATGGGTTCGCGCATCGTGCCTGTTGCTGGCTCTGATATGCAGTTCGTTGCCAAGACTGGTAACGCAACAAACCAAACAAACCCTTGGGGCTATCCCGTTCAAAACAACGTGGGTTCGCCTGATACCAACACAAGCATCTGGCAATTGCCAGTTCGTGCTGTGACTGCTCGTTTGCCTATCCGTTCGGCTGTGATGTCGGATGTGAATGGCCTTGAGGCATCCATTGTTGAAGACCTCGCACTGGAATTTGCTCAAGTTGAGGGCGCTTCTATGGCGATCAACTCCGATCAGTCTGGTTCGACCACCACAACAACTGGCGCAACATCCGGCCTGCGTGGTTTGGATATGTATGTGTCTGCCTCTGCAAGTGCTTACGGCACATCTGGCACATCCATCACAAACGGCATCCACAGCATTGCTACCGTGGCCCAAACTGGCGGCGGCGTGGTGTACAACAACATTGTTGACATCGTGAATGCCTTCCCGAGCCAATACTGGTCTTTGCCCGGAAATGCTTGGCACATTCGCCCGTCCATGATTGACTCGCTGCGTAGCCTCAAAGACTCGCAAGGCTTGCCATTGTTCTTGGAAGTTGGCGATGAAGACGGTGCTGCTGTTGGCCGTATGTTTGGTTTTCCCGTGATTCCAAACCCATACCTGTCTACAGGCTTCCCAATCTATTTGGCAAACTGGCCTCGTTTCCTGACAATTGGCGACACCGAAGAGATGTCGATTCAGATGATGGACCAAACAGCGCCCGGATTCGTTACACTGTACGCAGAAAAGCGTGTAGTTAGCTCCGTGCGTGACCCGTTTGCTGGTGTTCGCATGAGCGCCTAATAGGGGATTAGTATGTCCGTGCAAAGTGTATTGACTGGCCTGCCTTACGGTGGTCAAACCCGCAATCCGTTCAACTACGTTAAGGTTGAGCAGATTGGCAGGGATGTGACCACCAATTGGCTGACTCCTGATGAAGTCACCAATCAATTGAACTTGTTTGACGATCAAAGCCAAGACAGCTATGTCATGGGTTTGGATTTGGCAACTCGGATGTACATTGAGGACTACCTTGGGTTGTCAATCTTTCCCGTAACTTACCGTGTTTGGTATGGTGCGGAAAGCCTTACAGCCACTCCTGTAAGCCTTGACCTGCCAGAAGTCAGTCAGAATTTGCAGCCAAACCTTGCGCCTCTGACAATTGCTTCTGTGGGTTACTACAACTCGCTGTTCCCGCCTGTCTTTGTTCCCGTTGACCCATCGCAGTACTACTACGACAACAGCGGCAACAAGATCATCATCACGAGCCTGCCGACCGACATCAACACACAGATGACGGCTCCAATCGTGGTGCAGTACACGACTGTGGCAAGCCCCTTGGCGGCTTACCCTGTCATCAAGCAAGCTGGCTTGCTTATCTTGACGCATCTGTACAACAACCGTTCGGACACAACCGAAACCAAGTTGAAGACCATCCCTTATGGCGCTCAGACATTGCTGCGTCCATACAAGCCATTGGTGATGTAAATGTCTATTGCACGTTTTGAAGATGTTGCAATCTACAACCTGACTTTCAGCAAGTCTAGTTTTGGTGAGCAGGCAACCACTCAGACCGAGTGGTTCAAGACCCGTGCGCGAGTGGAAGATGTGGCGAACAACGTCAAGATTGCAGACAAGTACCGCTTGTACCAAGACTTGGTGAATTTCACGTTCAACTACACGCCCAACACAAAACGCATTGTTGACCATCAGCAGTCATACTCCATCTTTTGGCGTGGCAACTTTTATCGCATCACTGATGTCCGTGAGACAAACAATCGGATGAACGTGAAGATGATGTGCTATCGCTCTGACCCTGTTACGGCGGTGTAAATGGCAACACAAAACAATGTCGTACAGTATGGCAAGGCGATTCAGTACACGCTGAGTCAGATTGTCAATCCTGTGCCTGTGTACGCATCGTTCAACCGCAACTTTGCCGATCAACCCAAGTTCATTACTTGGATGCTGCGTAACGTCCATCAGCCTGTATATACAGGTCAGCAGCAGAGCAACAAAGGCATCGACCGTCCTGTCTTTCAGATTTCGATCTTTACTCAACAGATTGAGGATGGGTTTACCATCTCAAACCAGATTCTTCAGAGTTTGCATGGGTATAGTGGTCAACTTGGAAGTCCCACAGATGGCTTTTTCATTGCGAAGGCTGATGTGATGTGGCTTTACAATAGCTACAACAACGAGGAAAATATGGCGCAAATCTTCTTGGATTGCACCATAGACGTTCCGGCGTAATACAAGACAATTTGTTCAACTATCTTTTGAAGGAAACTCAAAATGGCTCTCATTAACAAAGTCTTGCCCGGATATGTGGCTACCCTCTGGTGTCAAACTGGCGAAACGCCAACACCCCTGACTGACGCTCAACTGTCCACATGGACTGGTCAAGTTGCCGACATCGTTGGTACTGCTGCTGGCGGCACTGGCACTGATGGCATTCTTGTGCCTGTGGAAGCAATTCCTGCTTTCGGTACTGACGATGCCTTTGCTGCTTACTCTGTGGCTGGCGCTCGTACTGGTGCAAAGATCACCACTCAGAACCAAGTTACCTCTCTGACCGTTACTGCCGCATGGAACCCTGCTGACACTGCTCAGTTGTTGATCCGTGATGACGGCTACAACGGCACAATCGTCCGTACCTATGTGGTTGCCGTGTATGACGGCTCTGACACTGTTGCTTACGCCTTCAACGGCATGATCGGCGGTATGTCTTGGGATATGTCTCCTTCTGCTGAAGGCAAATTCAACTTCACCATCCACCCAGTTGGTGGCAACAGCTACGGCTGGTCTAATGACGCATAAAACAACATGACGACAATAAAAGACAACACAGACCTGTTGAGTTTCCTTGTGAGCCAAGCCGATTCTTCCAAGAATTGGTTTGGCTTCACACAGCAACGCATCACTGCTATTGCGTTGGCTCACGACATAGCAAGGCATCACGCCGACAAGATGACGCCAGAACAAGCGGTGCAATATGCCATCGACTTGAATCAGGCCGTCTACGAAAAGATCATCAAAACGACACGATAAGGAAAAGCCATGTCACGCATTCAATCTGCTTTTGGCGACAGTTACCAAAAGGCATCAGCACATCTACGCACCAAGACATTTGAGCTTGGTGGTCATGTCTTCAAAGTTCGCATTCCTTTGACCAAAGAGATGGAGCAAATTGAGACAGCAATCACAACCATTGACGATGAAGTCCTGAAGCAGCGATACGAAAAGATGTCGTCTAGCTTCCGTACTGGCACATTGATTGAGGGTGTCGAAATCACAGAAGATGACGTTATTGTCGAAGGCCGATCCACAAAGGATTTGGTCAGGCAAGTCATCATGATGGAGCAGCGAATTGTTCAGTTCATCAGACTGCTTGTTGCAGAGGTTGGTACTCTGGACAACTTGACGTATGAGGATGTTGACGCTGAGTGGCCTATGGCCGTTCAGTTGGAGATGATTGCCAAGATCACAGAGGCAATTCAGCCCGGATACAAGGACAGCAGAAAAAACTAATACAGGACGCTCACTCGCAAGCCAGAGCGTATGTGTACGCTCACGGTGGGTGTCCTGACGATATTCCAGTCGATGATTTGCGGAACATCGAGATTATGTTGGTTGATGGGATGATTGGGAACAAGGCTCTCTTGCTGGCGCTAAGTTCCTTGACCACAGGCAACTTAAACTCGAAAATGCAGAAGACGGCAAAGCCATTCCGAATGCAGGATGTCTTGCCGTCAACGCACGACTATATTGTCCCGCCTTTGAGTGAGGAGCAGCAGCGTGAACAGACGAACAAGCAATTGCTGGCGTTTGTTGCGATGAAGCCCGGATCGGAGGCATTCTTGAAAGTGTGACATGGCTCAACTCGTTGATACAAAAGGTTTTGAGGGCAAAGACCTAAAGTTTGAGCTGACTGGGTTTGCAGAGTTTGAGCAGCAAATCATGAAGTTGGCTGAAGGCTTGAGCATGGATGTTGTGCTAAAAAACACACTTGCCAAGGCGGCAGAAGAGTCTATGCAAAGCGTTTTTAACGCAGCCAAGGCATACGCTCCATATGATGTTGAAAACCCCAGAGATGAATACAGCCCATTTCACATGAGGGATACACTCAGGCTCAAGTCACGCCTGACCACTCCAAACGACAGGGGTTCTCCTAGCATCCCCGATAACTCTGTTGTGCTTGCGCTTGTAACCGTTAAGAAGAGCGCAGTCTCGCTGGCTCAAGAATACGGCACAAAAAAGATACCTGCTAGGCCATTTTTGCGGCCAGCGTTGCAGTACGGAGCAACACAAGTCATCAGTGACTTAAAGAACAGTCTTGCTGAGATAATACCTGCATACGCTGAAAAACTCGCCAGAAAGAGGAAGTAATGGCTAACCATCAAAACGCTGCAACGCTTGGAGTTGCGCTCAGTTTAAACACTGGCGACTTTGTTACCGAAGCACAAAAAGTTGCGTATGAAACGCAAAAGATGAAGAACGCCATTGCCCGTGAGATTAGGGCAGCGGATAAAGAAATTCAGTCTCTTCAGTACGCAACTGAAGATTACGGCAAGACTGTCAGCAAAGTCACTCAGCTTGAGCGAGAGATGGCAACTGGCAGACTGAAGAATCTGAGCAAAAGCGAGGGCGGCAAAGAGAAGGCTGCTGAATTGCTGGCTCAAGCAGCGGCTTATGACAAGATGGCCGCTGCGGCAAAAAATGCTGCTGGCGCTCAGTTCAAAATGAACGAGCAGCAGAAGATTCAGTTGACCTACCAGACAACTGACTTGGTAACGCAGATTGCCTCAGGCCAAAGCCCGTTCATTGCCATCTTGCAGCAGGGTGGTCAGCTTAAAGACGTTATGGGCGGCATTGGCAATATGTTCCGAGCAATCGGCACATTGATTACGCCATTCACTGTTGGTATGACGGCGGCAGCGGGTTCTATCGCGGCTGTAGCATATGCGTTCATCAACGCAGATAAAGAATCAGCAGCTTTCCGCGACAACATGATTTTGACTGGCCGATTTGCTGGCGTTACTCAGTCGCAAGTATCTGCGTTGTCGCAAACGCTTGGCACAGACCTGAATGTCGGATTCTCCAAGGCAAATGATGTAATTCTCTCGCTGGTAAGTTCTGGCAAATTTACATACGCAACCATTGATGATTTGAGCAAACTCATCTTGCGGTTTTCCAAGCTGTCTGGTGTTGATGCCACAGAGGCGGCGCAAAAGTTGATGGGGGCCTTTGATGGAACTGCTGCTTCTGTTCGGACGCTAGATCAGCAGTACAACTTTTTGAGTGTGCAGCAATACAAGCAAATTGTTGCATACGAAAAAGCAGGCAAAGCACAAGAGGCAATACGTCTTGGTGTCAAGGCTTTCAGCGAAAGCATTGATGGTCAAGTGCGAGAGCTTGGTACGCTTGAGAAGGCGTGGAAGGCTGTTGGCGAGGCTGTTACTTACGTCAAGGATGCAATTCTTGGTATTGGCAGGAAGTCGGATCAAGATGACTTGATGAAACTTGCCAAGGACATTGAGCGAATTACATCTGACATTGGCGGCACTGACACTTTTAGCATTGCAAACAGAGCCACCAACAAGAAACTGTTAGAGCAAAAGATGGCTGACTATCTTGCTCTTGCAAAGAAGATGAACGATGACGTTGCTCAAGCGCAAATTGAATCGGACAAAAAAGTTGCGGCACAGAAGCAAAAAACCGACTTAGCAAAATATGAGGGCTTGTACAAGAGCAAGCCATTTGAGCTTGAGCAACGTCATCGT